GCGACAGCATCTCCACGGCGTGCCTCACGTACTGCGGAACTTCCTTGGCCTGCTCCGCGCGGCGGCTCAATGCGTTGTAGGCCTCCTCGTGCGTGACGTGCCCGGCGTCGAGCATCGCCTTCACCGCTCCCTGTGGTTCACGGCGCACACCCTCATCGAGGCAGTACTCGCCGCGCACCCATACCAGCAGTTGGCGGAGGTGCTTTACATCTGCGTCGGTTAGTTGTCGATTCATGCTGGCACCTGTTCGATAATCTCAATGGCCACGACCATCTCGCCCAGCCAATCCTCGCGGCGGTCCTCGTCGTCCTCGCATTCCAGGGACTCGCCCTCCTCGCCTGCGAGCACGACGTAGGGAAGCGTCACGCCGGAGCGGGTGCGCGTCGGAAGTTCTTCGAATGCATTGCCGATGGCCGATTCGAAGATTTCGAAGCCGCGGCAATTTCCGTGGACGGTCGTGTCCAGCGTGGCCGTGTAGTCCCTCTGCTTCAGCGTCAGGCGCACGTGCTGCTTCGCCCACCTGAGGTTCGGGTCGTAGTTGGCCAGGGCGTTCATGCTGCCTGCCTTACCGCAGTACCACGCAGGTAGGCGATCAGCGGTGCGAACCTCGGCGCCAGATCCTCGGCCCTGAACGAGCCGCCGCTGTCGATTTCCTTCTGGATGGCCCGCACCAGGTCGGCCGGCGTGTTGCCCTCGACCTGCTTGGCCGTGACCTTCCGCTTGCCCTGCAGGCGCGCGGCCTGCTGCGCCTCCTTCAGCGCCGCGCCGGCCGCATCGCCCTTCTCCTTCACCACTTTGACGGCCGTGGTCTTGGACACCTCGCCTGCCTTTACCATCTGGTGCACGTCGTGGTTTGCGCTGGCGAGGATCAGCGCCTGCTGCACCGTCGACACCGAGCAAAGCATGCCGTCGGCGATCTGCTGCACCGACTGGCCAAAGCCGTCGTGCGCGCGCTGAACCAGTTCGGCGAACTGGAGTGGCTTCATTTTCTTGTGCTTGTTGCTGGTGCCGATGCGGTATAGGCGCTGCAGGTCGTTGCCGCTGAATTGGCGCACGGCGATCAACATGCGCCCCTTGTCGTCCGGCTTGAAGTGGCCTGAAGCGATGGCGCGGCCGATCTGCTTGTGGCGGCGATGGCCGTCCACGATCCACACGCCACCGCCCTCGCACGGGCGGACCTCCAGCTGCGGCAACGCCAGGACGCCATGCTTGATGATGAACTGGTACAGTTCCTCATCATCGGCTTCGTCCTCGTCGTTGCGGTCGCCGGGGTTGAAGCCGGGCTCCACGTGGATGTTGGAATACTCGATCTTCTCGGCGTCAGCGCGCACCAGTTCGCCGTCGAGTCGCATCTGTTTGAATGATTTCATGTCGTCCTCCCTGGCTCGTTTCACTTAAGCTTGAACTCGCTCCCACACCTTCCCGGCGAACCTGATGGCACCCTTCTTGCGTAGCGCTTGCAGGCGACGATCAATCACGCGAAATTCCGGAGTCAGGTGGCCCCACCGATCCTTGACTCGGTGAGGCTCTATCAACGGGCGCAGCCGCTTTGTGCTGTCCAGCGCAGTCATGGTGTTGACGCCGCTGGCGATTAACTCCAGCAGTGCGTTATCGAATTCGGTGTAGTCAGGAATTGCCATGTATTTCCCTTTGTCGTTGTCAGTGCGTTGTCGCGCAAAATGGTCTCGTCAGCCCTTGAGCTTCACGCCGGCCCGCATCAGGGCAAGCATTGCTTGGAGTGCGGCTGCCCGCTGGGCGTGGATTTGTTGTTTGGTCATGAGTGTCCTCGTCAGTTAAATCCGCCGCGATTGGACGTCGCTTGGCGCGGCGCTGGCGCCCTCCTGTGCCAGCGATACGGCATGTCCTCGAAGCGGGTCTGTGCGCCGATATAGGCCAATCCGACGACGCCGGGCTGGCCTTGCCGCTGCTTGGCGCCGATCCATTCGCAGATGCCCTTGTCTTCCGTCTCCGGGTTCCAGAGCTCGTCGCGGTACAGGAAAATGATGTTGGCGGCGTCCTGCTCGATGTATCCGGACACGCCGAGGTCCGACATGATCGGGCGCTTGTCGGCGCGCTTCTCGCACTCGCGGTTCAACTGCGCCAGCAGGATGATCGCGGTGTCGAGTTCCTTGCCGATGGCGATCAGGCCGCGTGTGTACTCGCCCATCGCCTCGTGCAGCTTGTCGGACTTGGAGCCGGTGATGAAGCTGAGCTGGTCGATGCAGAGCATGTCAAGGCCGCGCTGCCGCTTGATCTGGCGGGCCTTCGCGCGAATCTCAGGGATGCTCAATCCCGTCTGGTCGTCGATGAACAGGTTCAGATTGCGCGAGCTGATCGTCGCCGCCGTGATGGCCTCCCAGCGCGACGTATCGTCGTTCGTCTCACCCGGTCGGCGCAGCCACTTCATGTCGACCTTGGCGAGCGCCGCGATGTTGCGGTCGTTGACCTGGTTCGTCGACATCTCCATCGACAGGAACAGGGACGAGTAGTCGCGCGCCGCGTTGCGGCAGATCCCGAGGCCGGCGGCGGTCTTGCCGGTGCCAGGGCGACCGGCGATGACGGTCAGCGTCCCGCGCTCCAGGCCACCATCCAGCATTTCGTCCACGTGCCGGTAGCCGGTCGGGATTGGGCGGATCTTCCCTTCCATGCGGTGCTGCAGGAGCGTCAGGTATTCGTGCAGCGTCTCGTCGAGGCGGCGCGGGCTCTTCGTCATCTTGCGCTGCCCCATCGCATCCAGCCTTGCAGCGGCATCAGCGATGCACTCGGTGCTGTCCTTGCCAGATTCGGCATCGGCAGCCAGATCGATCGACAGGGCATGCAGCGCGCGCTTCGTCGCCTTCTCGATCACGATTCCAGCGTGGTAGGCGATCTTCGCGCTGCTCGGCGCCGAGGCATGCAGTTGGCCCAGGTACGGGAACAGTTCGCCGTCAAGGTGATCGGCCAGCGTGATCGCGTCGACGCGCTTGCCGGCGGCGAGTTGCTTCGTGATCTCCGTGAAAATGGTCCGGTGGTCGCCGCGGTAGAAGTGGCTGGCGTCCAGGTCGGGGATCTGGTCGAAGGCGTCGTTGTCGCGCAGGATGGCGCCTAGGACGGCCTGCTCGGCTTCGATGTTGAATTGGTCGATCATGCGGCCTCCTCGAATAGTTGGAGTTGCGCAGCAGCTCGCTTAGCTTCCTCCGCAGCCGCAGCCACCGCTGCTTGAGCTTCTGCTATGCGCTCGTCCTGCAATGGTTTGTAGTCTTGGTTCAGTTCGCAGCCGATGAACTGGCGCCCGTGCTCGATAGCAACCGCCGCAGTCGTGCCGCTACCCATGAACGGGTCCAGCACGGTGTCGCCTGGCCGGCTTCCAGCCAGGATGCACGGCTCAACCAGAGCCGGCGGGAACACGGCGAAGTGCGCGCCAGCGTAGGGTCGCGTCGCGATGGTCCACACCGAGCGGCGATTGCGGCGGTCGACAACGGCGCGGAACGAGTTACGCCCTTCGCCTGCCAGCACTTCGGTCTTGCCGGCGAACCCGCCACGCTTCACCGATGGCCGTCGCGAGGCGCGCTTTTGCGGCTTCTGTCCCGGGACTACGTAGGTCTTTGTATCCCACCGGTTACGAGGCGCATCTGGATCGCCGACGGCAGGTTCTTTCACTGCCTCGTGGTCGTAGAAGTAGCGCGAGCACTTCGACAGCAGGAACACGTATTCATGCGCCTTGGTGCAGCGATCGGTGATGCTCTCCGGCATAGGGTTCGGCTTGTGCCAGATGATGTCCTGGCGCAGATACCAGCCATCGGTGCGCAAAGCAAAGGCGAGCATCCAGGGGATGCCGATCAAATCCTTGTGCTTAAATCCAGCAGGAATTTGGCTCGATCGGCGAGCGTGCGCGGTCCGAGTTGAGACGTGCGGGGCGACACTACCTTCCTTCGGCGTTCCAGCTGGCCCATTTGGCTTAGAAGCGTATGAATCGCCGATATTGATCCACAGCGTTCCATCATCGGCCAGCACGTCACGCACGCAGCGGAAGACCTCGACCAGCGCTGCAATGTACTGCTCGGGCGTTTCTTCCATCCCGATCTGTTCGCTATGCCCGTAATCCCGCAACCCGAAGTACGGAGGCGAAGTCACGCAGGTTTGGACCTTTACACCATCGGCCGCCATCGAGCGCAGACTATCGCGGCAGTCTCCGAAGAAAACCCGATTCATGCCGCCTCCCCGTGATCTCGTTGCGCCTGCTGCCCAGTCGTCGTTAGCGCATACGTGCCGTCGTTCGCCGCGTACCAGAGTCGGAACCAGTTGCCCTTCACCGACTTGTGGAACACCGTCGCCCAGGACTTGTAGCGCTTGGCGTCGGGCATCGTGTAGCGGTCCTTGAACTCGTGCCAGTGCAGCCGCAGGAAGCCATCCGGGATTCCGACCTTCGTGGCGTAGGCGAACACGGCATGGCCTTCGGGGATGGCCTTGATGCCGGCTTTGCGGCAGTCGTCTAGGTAGGTCTGCAACGAGATGGCTGCTTTGCGTCTCGTGGATTCGATTTGCTCGGGCTGTTCGCCCCCCTTGGGGGGTATGGGGGGATTTAGTTCTTCTCTACTCTTATCTTTATCTAGCGTTTGTTTGCGTTCGCCTGCGTTCGCCTGCGTTTGATCAGCGTTTCCCAAAGCCGCTTTCTCAGCCTTTTTCGCCTCGCGCCATGCTTTTGCTCGTTCAGCGGCCCCGTCTTCACGTTCCGGCTGACGCTTGCTCCATCCGCTAATGAGGTCTCCCTCCAAGACGCGGCCTTGCATCGCGGCCAGGATCGCATCGACTTGTTCGGTTTCGATGTCAAGCGCGCTCGCTATGTCTTCACTCGATACGTTCTGCGTTCGTCCGCGTTCGCTTGCGTTCGAAGCGTTCACGAGCAGATGCATGTACACAGCGATCACGTTCCCAATGCTTTGCTTCGAGACGCGTGCGATCGTGCGCCACTTCGGATCGTTCGGCAGGTCGTGCCACAGCCGTAGCCATTGATTCGCCACGTCAGCTCTCCTCGTCGCGAACGATCATGTCGGCCTCGCGAACCATGGCTGCGCGGCGGTCGACAACCTGCGCTTCGTTCAGGCGCTCGCACTCGCGTTGCGCCAGTGCGGCAGATGTCGCGCAACCGGCCAGGGTGAAGACTTGCGGTGCCCCGGGCGTCGGGTAGCCGACGAGGTAATGGCCGCTGTCGGTCGGGCCTTTGACTTGGTAGGTCAGCATGATT